GTAGAGCCACCATATTTACGTCGTTTACCACCCTTAGAAAAAACCATCAGGTGAAGTTGACGACGACTAATAGGAGGACGTTTGATGACAGCAAAGGGAGCGTTTGTTACTTTAACAGAACCTTTCCAATCATGTCCATGTCCATTATAAGTATGGAATGGCAAATAATTTAAAAATTGAAAACAGGCAAGAGCAATTCCATCGTTAGCATGACTTTCTGGTGATTGTTCTGCTTTATTTTTAGACTTTTCTAGTCGCAAATGTTTTCTGAGATTAGAGGTTTGCCAACCAAAGCGAGTATGGACTGTTGCAAACTGAGACAGTTGCTCAATAGCCCATTTCTGTCCAACCATAACTGGCGAGAAACCTTTTCCAAACTTAGCTCCTTTCCTACCCGAAGTTAAATCAACATCGGCTTTAACGTACTCAAAGTAAATATCAGAAATAGGATAGATTCTGGCTAATTCAGAAACAACTCTTAATTCGAGTTGACGATTAGCTCTGATTGAGGGAGCCAACTTAGCTTTTCTTCTGTTGGAGAATCGTTTTTGACGATGCGCCCGTGACTTAAAAGGAATGTGGCGGTTGATACGCCGTCCCCTTCTACCCCGTCGCATTAATCGCCGATTATCCATGCGTTCTCTTACTCGCTTAAAGGGAAGTTCTAAGTGAGCTTTCCAGAGAGTGAAAAGAGAGGATTGAACGCCAATTCCAGAGAATAATTTACCCGGGTCAATACCAATGGCAATCGGTTGGGTTTTACTATCGGAAGGCTCGGTGATTAACTGGACATAGAAAATATCTAAGTCGTTGAATTTACCGATAGCTTTTCCTTCCTTAATCCACCGTCTGGCCCGACTGGGTTTGGTGGGCATTAACGGCTTTCCGTCTTTTGAGATAACAGGAACTCTTGGCATAGGAGATAATCCTTAAGAGTAAAGTTAAAGTCCCTTCCCGCAACACAATCAAGATGTCTTGTCTAACAACGTCTCACCAATAAAGCTTAGAGAGAATCCGAACTAGGGAAGTATTCGGAAGTCTGTGCCAGATTGTGTCTCGATGCGGTAGTCTCTACTTGCGTCGCCTAAATTGGTCTAGGCAAGCCCTACCCTAAAAAGGACGGGGTTAGTGACACTCCAGATATAGGGTAGGGTTAGTGACCTAGCCTTGCCTCTATAGCTTTTATTTGATCCGTAACTTCCAGATATAGGGTAGGGTTAGTAACAGATTTTGCTCCTGTCCTTTTAGGGTAGGGTTAGTGACTGGCAATATTAGCTTTTAGGGTGGGGTTAGTGACATTTACTCCTGCCTTTTAGGGTGGGGTTAATGATCTCCCGTTCCCGGAAAATGTAGAAAAAGGAGGTTAGTGATTCCCAGATATAGGGTAGGGTTAGTGACTCTTTACCACTTCTAGATATAGGATAGGGTTAGTGACAATTTTTGCTCCTGCCCTTTTAGGGTAGGGTTAGTGACACTTAAGTCTGAATTTCGAAGCTTTCGGGATCTATGCCTTTATTGAATTCGATTACAGCTTCGCGGGCTGAAGTGTGCGCGGGATCAACACGTACTGCATGATAATGATTAGTGCTAGGGCAGCGCATGGTTAGAATATGCGCGTCCTCGCCACCGAAGTCACCGCGGATAATGTGTAATTCATACTCATTACCGTCACCTACGTAGCTAGTAGTATTATAGGTGCTAATGATCTCACTATCCAAGCGCGATAAAATATTCTCGTAGCCCAACGCCTCAATGAGGATACGGCGGTGCTCAGAGTTCATGCCCTTCTCATCATCGAGTAACCACTTGGGATCCCAGGTGGAGCTATGACACTGCATGAAGGACGGTAACGGGGTACCGTGCCATAACCACAATTCAACGCCATCAGAGAACTTAATCGCGGGCCCACCATCACAATGAATATCGCCGTCCAGTGTATAATGTACCTTGGGCCGCTCACATACAATACATAACTCCTCATAGGTGTATACCCACGATAAGTTCTCAGCAATGAGCATATACTTATCGTAATCCTCCATAGTCACGCCGAGTACCTCGACGCTGAAGTTAGCGAATGCAGCGAAGCTCATACGACACTCGTAAGAGAAGTGACCATTAGCAATATAATTGCTACACTCTTTATCCTTAATAGGATCAATGGGGCCCCGCTCTGCAACGTAAGCATCGACGAGTTCCTGGAGTACAGCCTCGTTCTTAGGAGTAGCGGGCTTACGCTTAAAGAACTCCTTGATTAATGTGAGTTCAGTCTTAGTAAATTTAGTTTTAGTCTTCTTACCCTTAATAATACTCTGCTCTTCCTCCTCAGCTTTATTGAGAAGAGCAATAATACTAGCCGCCATGATGGGCGAGCTAGTGAAGATAGTACGCGGACAGTCGAGATCTCCTAAGTCACAGTGTTTCTTGAGTAGGGCATATAGTTCAGTAACTGCCTGGCGGGCTAGGGCCTTATCAAAGGGGCGATCCACCATACGGATCCAACGCTCCTTGTAGGTAGGGATTAGCTTTTCATGTTCTGGAGTTAATTCAAGATAGGTAGACATTTTCTTATGCTCTGTAGTTAATGGTCTATAAACAATAAAAGGCCAGCACTAGGCCGGCCACGGTAGAGGTTGCAGAAATTAATACTAGTCAGCTACAGAGCGAAAACCAGAAGGAGTATACTCTTGCTGAATGCCGATTTCGTAGAGCCCCCGCTTAAAGATAATGGGACCGTGTTCTTCGTGCTGAAGACGGGCCGTACTAGCATTTACGCGGAGGTACAGAGTACCACTGTCATCAATACGGAAGAGTTCAGCAGCCTTATGTTCACCAATGATTGCATTGTTAGTGTCTGTTTCAATAGGAACAACCTGATGTTTATGGCCAGTGACTTCACCGTATGCTAAGACAGTATTATCAATACGAGTAGCTTTCGATAAGTCGATGCTGTCTTCTGAAATACGTCTGATAAGTACGTCACCTTGACGAGCGAATTTATTGAAAGTAGGAATAGTAGACATTGATTATAACTCCGAGAATTTACTGACCCCACGGACTGGGGATATTGACATTAACCTAGTTTTTGATTAAACCGGGTTGACTAGAAACCCAGGCTGTTACCTTACTACGGTAACATTCTCAGTGAGTAGAGCCCTAGTAGATAAACTATTAACCTCCTTCTCTAGGAGAAGTATAGATATAGTCTTATCTCCTATTATAAAGGCTCTAACAGTAAGTTGGATAGGTCCCTCCCCTCGTAGGACTGTTGTAAGATCACAGGCCCGCAGATTAATAGAGGCCTCACCAGTAATAGTGCACGGTATAGAAGCGGGCTCCTCTGCACCCTGCACTAATAGATTATTATTAGTGAAGTGCAGTTGTATAGCCTGCCCCACACTGGCTCCTGTACTCTGCCAATTGATAGCGCCCAATAGTAATCGAGTATCAACTGTAGTTGATGCACGGAACTCAGCATCAGGTGCTCTATCGAAGTGGGGTATCTTATCTGCTTCCTTACCGGTGAGTATAGTGAGGGAGCCCCGCGCGCTATCTAATATTAGTCGACGAGGAGTGCGGCCTACTGATAAGGTGAGGGGACTCTCTAGATAAGATACTAATTGAAGCTGACGGGAGGTCAGGTTAGCAGACCAACGAGCAATTGGGTTATCAGCCCACGATACCTGTACATAGGCACTAGCTGCTACACGACGGGTAAGAGAACAGCCATCAGGTGTGATATCCAGACGTATGTGATTCTCCTTACTCTTATAGTCAGTTATGAGACGCATAGCCCCGGCTATCAGATTACTCTCTAGTATGCCCTCACTCTCTAGTACCACAGGAGTAGCAGGGGAGCCACTATAGATAGGAGTAGAGTTAGTACCATACACACCTAGTCTATAGACTATCTTATCCTCTTCTATATCAATAACAAGCGAGGTAGGTGTACCCATACGACAAGTTAGATTAAGGAGGGGCCCGCCAGGTACTAGGATATCTGCATCATCTGCCTGCACTGGTAGTTTGAGTACTAGGCTATGAGAGCCCAGGTGATTACCACTCAGTTGCATTTGTCCTTTACTTATAGTCATACGCACACAAGATGCGTCAACTCGCGGGCTGTCTTTATCTAGGCAGGACACTACTGCCTTTAATGCAGCTACGTACTGAGGTACATTAATTTGGGCTACCGATACTGTCATTGCCGTCGTCATCAGGATCTATATTGAATGAAGAGAAGTCCATGATATCCATATTATCACCGTCGAGGGTAATGCCCTGATTGATTAGAGCTTCTATGGCCTCTCTTCTCTTATCCTTTGCGTAGCTTTCAGTATAGCTATTGAGTATATGCACAGCACGCCACACTCGACTTAGGAACTTATCCATCTTCTCCTTATTTAACGTAGCGTAGTTAAAGGCGGCCCTGTACTCTAACACTATAGCTGCATCATTTGGGTCATGTTTTGTATAAGCATAGAGATAACCAAAGTCCAGCACTAGGGCCATATGGTCAGACATAACCAACATATCCACATGACTCATTGGGTTAAACTGTACCCATTCGTAACGAAACTCACCTATACCGGTATCACCTACGATATCCAGATAACTCCTATCATTAATGGCTACCTGCTGAGCAAAATCGTCTGTTAGTGGGAAGTTACTTAATGAAGCCTCGATGGCCTTCATGGGGTTATATAGCCCCAGTAATCGTAATATTTTATCCATTAATGTGACCAATAGCGATGTATATTTGGCTTAGCCCGGCATGGTATATCGGAGCCCAGCACATCCCTAAGTATATAGTTACCTGCGCTCTCCATCTGATGTAATGCAGCAGCGGCGTAACGTTGTGCCAGCATAAACTCATCGAGCTGCGGACCAGTATAGTAGTCCTGATCCAGGATAGGTACTACTCGAGAGTTATCTACTTGCCATGCCACATAGCCCGGCACTAGTAGATTAATTTCATCGTGAGTAGCGTTGATAATACTAGCCCGCCGTTCTCCTGCATCTATAGTCTCTATAGCCTGCCTTACTCGCGGTAGTGAGATCTTCAGCATCTCACTACCTGAGCTCTGGATAACAGAATTAACTGCCTTTCGCCGCGTAGTACTCTTACCAGCTATACCCTTAGCATTATCCTCATTGACATTGATGAAGCGGCCCATAGCGCTACGAACCCATCGAGTACGGGAACATAGGCTCCCCGTAATCTCAATCCAGGTATAGAGGCCATGGAAACCTGTGAAGTATTGCTTGAGTAGACGACCTGCCTCCTTGTCATCACAGTTGAGGTCTGCTGCTAAACTACTAGCGCTACCACCATATATCACCTTGAAGTTCATAATCTTACCCTTCTTTCGCCAGGGTGAGATGACAGGATCATCTGCACTCACAGTCCAGGGCTCGTTTACCATGCGCCATTCTATATCCTTATTCAGGAACGTACTAGCGACTAGGTGCTGATCTACCTTGGGGTCAGTATAGGCTAGACCCTCAGGCGATAGAGGGAGGGGGCGTATACCTCTATGATACTCATCTTCGAGTACGTAAATCTCTGTAATAGCAGAATCCTTACTGAAGGCCCCCGCCAATCTTAATTCTTGACTCGAGAAGTCTACGCTTACCCATGCATAGCCTGGTGGGGCCTGCAGAGCAAAGCGACTATTCATCTTTATTTTCGTCATGTCTATATTGACTGAGGTCTATTACTCTAACCCTACCAGTATTAACATCATATAATAATGCCGTATCCTTCTCAGAGGGATAACGGTTGGCTAGTATACCGCGTAATCGTTTACTACTAATTGTCTTCAAACAAACTATCCTCCTCTATATCTACCATCAGCTCAACATTACTAATCTGCTGTGCATTGAATTTATTAGTATCTCCGCTACTAGAACTACTCATACGGCCTGTACTGGTGCCGATGGTCTGGTAACGGGCGTGGACATTACCTGTGCGCGGGTTAATCAGGGCCGCCCAGTTAGTACTAACCATCTTGGTCAGCTTCTTATATCGCAGTAGATCTGATATAACCTGAATACCCAGGTCGCGTATACCCTCTTCACTAGTAGCGCCATCCTCGTCATCCTCGCTATCTAGTTCTCGCAGCACTGTTTCTAGTGTCTTCTGCTGCAGGTTATCTAGCTCAACGGGTAGGAGCTTCTGGATACGACTCACTAAGGCAGTGGGGTTGTTCAATAGGACCGTTATCTTATCAGGTACTACTAGAGTCACCTGAGGGGCCCCCGAGTTCCAATCGACTACCTGATCTACACTGAAGTCAAAGTGAGCACTCATACGCAGCTTATAATTATCTAGCTCTGATTGAGCTGTACTCAGAAAGCTACGCATGACATTCATGTTAATGGGCAATCCATTCCATTCCATGCGCGCTATCTCCATAAAGGCAGCCTGGTCTATCTCTTCTACTTGGGGCATCTCATAGGTATAGAGTAATTCATTGCGTAGTAGAGTATAGGCCTCTAGCAGGAGGCTAGTGTAATTAGAATTACGAGGGGCCCCTACATCTAGAGCGGCGTACTGTAATTGAGCGGGTGTTAACTCACCTGACCAGTCACTACTAGCGAGTTCCTTATTCAGAGGAGTATCTAGTATATCACGTACTAGACTACCATAAGAATAGCCTCTAGTACGGCCCGCCTTGAATCCAGTAGCAGCGCCTATCTGCTGAAATAGCACCATAGCGCAGTATATATTATCAGGCCATACGCCCCACGTAGCTTGCGTTACTAGGGCTTCGAAGCGTGCGTTGAAACAGACCTTCCTGACACTACTATCAAGCCATATGTCCCGTATCTCAGTGGGCCAGTCTAGAGCGCGGAGATCAATCACATACGGTATTGCATTACCAGGCCAGTTAATTTGTAGCAGGCGGGCTACTAACGTATGGGGATCTAGTGCACTAGCTTGGGGCCCCCATGTTTCTACATCTGCATAGGTTTCATAATCCATAGCAAGTAGAGGGCGGCCCTCTAGTTCTAATAGTAGTGCATCTAGCTCCTCTCGAGTAGTGATATACTCTAGGTCAATTAGATCAGTATTAACTCTCATACACCACTCGAGCCGAAGCCGCGGGGGCCCCGCGCAGTAGCACCTAAGTCAACCTCATCTCGTACGAGATACTTAGATAAGTCCCCCATATCGGCTACCAGTTCGAATGTGAATTGGGCAATACGGGCTCCATCACCGAATAGGTGAACATCGTAACCTCTATTCTCTAGTAGCACTAGGATCTCCCCTACGTATGTCTCCATATCATCGAGGCCCGGCGTATTAGCTACACTAATACCATGCTTAGCTAATCCTGAGCGGGGCTGGATACGACCAATACGCACTAGGCGACCTATACCCATCTCCACTAACTTATCCTGAGTTTCTTCAGGTAAACCAGGCGAGGTTACATAGAAACCTGTATGGATAGGGACAGATTGATCTGGCAGCAGGGCATAGAAGCCCTTCTCATCGAGTAGGCATGTCTCTAGTGCATCTTCTATATGGCCATGCTCTACGAGACTCCCATTAATGAATAGATCAGTATCAGACTTTAACAATTTCCGTAGTGATATATTCTTCAGGAGACACTCAGCTACATACTTATGCTCTTCTGTGACGCGGGCCTTAAGATCATACCCACCATCCCGACTATTATTCTTAGTAGGGAGATAACGGTCTGCGGTAACGAATGTTTTCATAAGAAAAAGACCTGTCTAGACAGGTCAAGTAATAAGTAAGAATAAGGATTATATCTAGTGTGAACTATCTCGATATTTACCCATACCGAAGGCCCCCATGGAGCCTGCGGCGAGATCACGAAATATGTTCATCGCCATCTCGATACCCTGTGCCTGCTCTGGACTAATAGGACGATAAGTACTAAAAACAGCAAGAAATAAAGAGCATGAAGCACAAATTAATGCTAGGTAGAATGCAAGAGCAGTATCAGAAATGCGAGGCATAGTTAATAACGCGATAGGACGTGCTGAATGATACGATGACGTTGAATATCCTCTGGTTCGAAGCGTGTTATAGCTACGTCATCAAGACCCACAAATCTACGTAGCGCATCAGCTAGACCATTAGGTGCGCTAAGCTCTCCTAAATCAGCCTGTCCCAAATCACCTATTACTACTACCTTACTGTTCTCAGCAACACGAGTTAATACTGCCTTGAGCCCATTGATAGATATGTTCTGGGCCTCATCTACTATGATTAGCGAGTTACGAAAGGAGCGGCCCCGAATGAGACTAACTACTGTAGGAATAATATGCTCATTCTCGATAGCGGCCTTAGCATCCCCCTCACTCATGAAGGTTATTAGATTATCCAGCACAGGCGCTGCGAGGGGCCATATCTTCTCTAGTAGAGAGCCCTTGAGATAACCGACATCACGCTCATCCTTAACACCAACATTAGGACGTACGTATATAATTCTCTCTAGCCCATTCTCAGGCGCATTAATCATAGCAATAGCCGTATGAAGTGCAAGTAGCGTCTTACCGCATCCTGGCACCCCATCGGCTATGGTTATTGTATTGCGCTTGATGTTCTTAACAAATGCGCGCTGGTTTTCTGTAGCTGGGCGAATGAGAGTATGCGTACGGAAGACGGGGCCTGCGTTGTTTCTTCGCATGATAATGGTTTCAAGACAACCACTATCAAGTCATGCGGCAGACCCCGAAGTGTAGGACTAACAACTCACGCCTACGCTCTGGAACTCACGCACTACAGGTTCTGCGACAGAGACACGATTGTGAATCATTTGCATCAGGTAGTGCTGTAAGTTATCCTCTGTGTAGGGTAAGCGTACCAGGATTTCATTGCCCAGTGAGTTAGTTAGAGTATGAACTAAGTGGATCTTATCCATTTCACGGTAGCCTTCTTCGACATAACTGAGGAAGCGATATTCTGACACCTTCACTATACCGTAGTCAACCGACAGTACGTGCTGAGGCTGTACTTCCACATCGGACATAACACCCTGATCTGGGCACAGCGAAATAATCCAGTCCAGACTGCCTAGACGCAGAGGTTCGTCATTCTGTGTAACCACAGTACCAGGCGTCACTACACTATGCCACTGGCCATTATTATTCCAGGACGCGCGCTTATAAAGCACGATGTTACCATCGTAGGTAAGGGCTACCTCCTTACTAGCCACTAGATGTTGTAGATCTGCGGTAATATTCTGGTCGACTGATTGCAACTTAGTCAGAAAATTAAGGATAGGGGTATAGTCGTACCCCTGGTCAATGAGCTGACTAAGGCGTTGACTCATATTTGGTGTTAGACGCATATTCTTGAAGTAATACGCGTTATCTCGCCACACAACATTATAGTCAGTAGCGCTTTGTAGTGGGTGGCTATCAAATTCAAAGTCAGTATTGCGCGCTAGTGCATCAGATAACTGATTAAAGAGTGTCGGATAGGTAGGTTTGTCGACAGTAATAACGCTATCCCCATCGAAAAAGGATAGGCTATTACTCAACTGTACATAATTAAACATTAGGAATCTCCACTTAGTTTATATTGAGTTAGGCAACAACTTGGTCCAACGGACTAGGCCCTCCCAAGCTATTGCCATGCACCTTGTAGTAAGCACTAATTAAGGGCATTATAATATTAGTATCTACTACTTGGCTTTTAGCGTACTCTAGAAATGCACAGGCATCATAATAATCACCTAGTAGGTATTTAAGCCATACTATACATCTATTACTGCCAGCAGATTCATAAAGTCTCTTTGTTGCATCACCATCTGCAGCTATTAAGCCATTGTCTATTAAATGCTGCATAAACATCCAGTAGCCATCATCTATTAGAGCCCGGACATTCTTATTGAAGTGTTCAGGATAGGGATAGGTTCTTATAAATGTCTGGATATCAGATAGTGGCCAAGCAGTAGTGCGCGCTAGATATAGGTTATCAGCCCCATATTTTGCAGCTAGTTCGTCGTGTTTATCCTCAGCCCACGTATCTATATCGCGCCACTCGGGATAATGAACAGCAATAATCTCAGCCTGTCTAGGTGTCAGATAATATAGATCACTACCATCATCAGCATAATTCCAGTAAGGATATACACCACAATGTCGATGGCTAACACAATACACTGCCTTAGTTGGTAAATCATGATAGTTGACTACAGACAAGTGATCGTATATATCCCTACCATAACGACAGGTATACGTTTTATTAACTATGCGAATACCGCGCAGGCCGCTTAGTCGTAAAGGATCGCTCCCCTGTTTCTCCTGTTCCTGTTTTTGTTCCTGCTCTTTTAGTTTTAAAGATTTAATAGGTTTAATTAGGCCTGTTACACTCCGGAAGAAGCGTATATAGGGCCACGTGGTGTGGGCCCGCTCTTCTAAGTCTGTACTAGATAATATATCAGCCCAATCCTCACACTCAGTTACGTCTATCCATAAGATAGGTGTATAATTTGGTATACCAGTAGTAGCGCGAATACTTCTAGCATTATAGTGTCCGCGAGTTACAACTACCGCTACCCTTTGTATGTCTTCCAAAGTAATGCTATACGCCATACTTTCTATAACATTATCTGTTTTACATACAACACAAGTACCAGCATTTAGGCTTCCTGGCACTCGCGAATTATAACGGCGTATATTACGAAGCACACGATACGTATTATACCATTTTCCCTCGTTCATGTCTTCAGAACAGCCTATTAACCGCAGATTTCTACTACTCTTTACTATAAAGTTAAGAGGTAGTATAGTATTGTCAACTGGCCCTGCTGGTTCATCCATAACGTTAATTTTAACATTACAGTAGCGTGTACCTCTCCATGTAAAGTACTTATCACCCAGATACCACTTGTTTATGACACCAGTTGCTTTGGTTAACGAATCGCACGCTTCTATTTCTGCCTGTCTTCTGTCAACTAGACCTTTGATAGCATTAAGAGATAACTCCTTCAGCTTCTCAATATTAGACTCTGACCACGCGAGGGTCTCGCGTTGTGGGGGCAGCTCCAGATAACCTATGGGTACTGGAATAATGATAGAATCAACAACATTATATGTATGCTCCCAATTAGGATCTATATTGTAGAGATTTATGGAGTACCCCTGTTCTTTTAGATAGGTAATAATAGTATCAAATACCTTACTATCTGAAATAGTGTAAGGTATACCGCCGATAGTAAAGCACAGCAGTGTGTATTTACGTTTAGAAAAGGACTTACTAATAAAGGGGCCGGGAGCGCCATATTCGTAGTCGTAATCATTACGATAATCCAATAGGCGACGAGTAGTCTCCCCTCCCGTATCCTCAGGATTATAGATATTAGTAACGGCGCGGGACCACATTACTATACTCATAACCTCATTATAACACTGACGACGGTTGTGTTGTTCTACGATAGGAATGGCCACACGCGTGCCACTGCTGTCACTGGAGGGCCGACTATTTAATAGGGCAGCAGTAGGCATGCCATTATTAAGAGAACAGGCATAGATGTACTCTATACCATCATAGATAGTCGTGACTGTAAATTGACTAGCGATAGCATAGGGGCTCTTACTACCCAGGCCGTATCCGCCGCACTGAATATTATCACCTCGCTTAGTGCTAGTCATAAATGTAAAGAAACCCGGCGCACGTTCAGGACTAATACCGATGCCGTAATCACGAATGATGAGCTGGTTAGACTGCGGCTCTAGGGGAATTATAGCTGGTAATGTAATGTCAATGGGATGGTTAGGGCGCCCCGCCTCGACATTAGCATCGACAGCATTAGTGAATATCTCACGTATGACAGCCGTTAGCTTATTAGTATACATTCGGGAGGTCAATACCTCCATTAGGAGGCGCACACCTACCTCATCGGTAGGGAGCTGATAATTAACTAGACTCACATTAGTGTTAACAATGTCTAGATCCTTACATAATTCCATACAATAAAGCCCCTCCAACGGAGGGGCGGTGTAGTTAATTAACTGTTGTGTTTAGATAGAATCCCAACCGTCTACTACCTTAGCGGGGTTACGATAAATAACACCACTCTCAAAGAAGTTATCTCGAGTGATAGAGTCTTCACCAGTAGTAGCGGCGAATCTATCGAGGTGGGCGTAGGGATTGCGGCTATACTGGCGCCCCTCAAATACAGTAGGTAAGCCTATTGCGCGGGCTCTAATATTACATAGATACTTAGCATATTGTTCGATAGTAGTAGCACTAATACCATTCACACCAAGTCCAATATGGAGGCCCCATTCAATCTCATACTCGGCGGCCTTACGGAATAGATCCATAATCTCATCCGTATCCCACATGAGAGTACCCTCAGCTAGGCCGGTACGAATTATATTAGCGATTAATTTAAGGTGGGTCTGTTCATCACGCTCGATGAGCTTAATGATATCAGCTGTAGCGGACATATAGCGCTCATTAGCTATAGCGTAGAATAAACGGAAGCCCGGAAAGAAGTATATACCCTCTAGTAAGAAATCCCCCACCAGACTGATAGTATAATTCTCCATAGTCATATCGTGAATATACCTATCATAGAGACTCTGGATATACTCACAGCGCCTCAATAACACAGGATCCTCCCGCCATAACTCGTAGATATAATCTCGCTTATCCGTGGGGATTACAGTCTCGATAATATATGCGTATGACTGAGAGTGTACCTGTTCCTGTGATAACTGCTCGCCCATACATATACTAACCTCAGGTGCAGTAATGACAGGCATAAGTAGCGGTAACACGCGGGTCTGTAGACTATCCAAGAAAGTGAGATAGGATAACATACCATCGAAGGCCCGCCTCATATTAGGTGGCATCGTGACATAGTTATTAATATCAGGCGTGAGATCAGTGGCTTGAGGAATCCATATATTGGCCCTCATCTCTGTAAAGAGATGGCTGGCCCATTTGTATTTGACATCCTTTAGATTAATGATATTAGTAGGGTTACCACCAAATAGTCTACGCTTCTGGGGGCTATCGTCACCATTGGGATTAAAGATAGGGGGGATATGTGCTTGCATTAATTTAACGTGGCTTAACCACGAATTGATATGGCTCGGGCCCCTCTGCTTTCAACAATACGTGACTGTTAGGTACGGTAGTATTGGCAGTAGAGCACAGTATACGAAGAGTATCAGCAGTTAGAGGTAACGAGGCATGTCTCTCAATTAATAAACTCTGGAGGGGCACTTCTAGTAGGAAATCTTCTATCTCTTCTAGAGTGGCATAACGCTGCTGATCTATAAAATATAGATCATATATTAAGAATATACCACTGTATCTACCCCATACTACTAGATCTCCGCCCCATGCGCGCATACACGCTGATATAGTCGTGGTGTCATAATCAACACTTACGGGGCCAGAACCAAATACACCATCTATGACGTATAGAGCGCAGTCTTGACCGGGGGGTAACTCATACCAACTATACATGCCCAGGGCCCGCGCTTCACTATAATTACTGCACTCGGTAAGGCGCGGGGCAGGTATAATAGCGGGCAGAGTCGTAGTAGGATAGTCAATAGCTAGTTCCTGACTGACATCGTGTCCTAGTTGATAATTAATAAAATTAAGAGGGGTCTGTAATATTAACCCCTGGCTAGTATAGCCATTGTAACTACGTATCTTAACTCTATAGCCGGGTTTATAGGGCCCTAGCCCATTCCGTAGAATAGAGCCAGGGGCCACATAAATACATAGACTACCGACTGCGAACAGTCCGCGTTGTACTATCACCTGGCGATGCTTGATTATAGCCAGCTCTATTGTATTGCCGAGAGGGCGAAGGGCGCGTATCTCATCAATATAAGCGTAAGCGTGCATTAGTCTTGGGGTGCTTTAGATTCTACATTCGTGATTAAGCCCAACTCCTCCACGAACTCGGCGGCTAGTTCTTGAAGCTCATCATCGAGCTCCTCCTCCTCATCGTCATAATCAGGTAACTCGAGTACCTCAGTAGTAGCAAGGCCCATTAACTTAGTAAACTTAGCATAGGCCTTCTGCCCATCCGGGTCACCTACTGTACGAGGGAGGGCCTTATAAACTAGGGTACGGAGAGCCTGAAAGTGATCTCGACTGAGGATATTAAACTCGAAATCGGGGGCCTCTGGTAACTCAATAGTTAGTAGAATATCACGCAATAGAGCTAACTGAAGGGGCACATTACGGCGGGTACCTTGTACAACATCTAGTAGAGTCTTACGCTCTAGTCTGTCATAGAAGGCTTTAGTAGCTAGCTCAGGTGTCTTATTTCCGGCTGCTACTGAGTTAATGAGAGTAGTGACATAACAATTGTCCTCTGCACCGAGTAGGCTGATAGCGACATCAGTAGTGACTACCTTACCGGCTACCATATTAAAGACGTTACGTACGAGTTGATTATCCATATATCTCCAAATAAAAAAGGGGGCGGGGCCCCCAAGTAGGTGTTAGTGATTAGGCGGGGTCGTTAGCTCTAGACCCCAATCCTTTTTGATGATAGCCTTGTATAGATTATCTCTAATCATTGCTTGCCTCATCATATCCTTGAGCATATGGCGAGCCTGCTCTAACGTCATCTTATCAATAGTATCTGACGTAGCGCGCAGCCGTAATTCTTGCTCAAGTGTTAGTGAATTTGTATCCTTTGTATCCATTGGTACTTCTCCTAGTTTAACTAGCGCAGGAATGGCACTCATTCTTCTCAGTTACCTTATCCTGCCATATACTCCGCACGTAATATAATGTCTTGAGGCCCTCACGCCACGCCTGCAGATAGACATCATTTAGATCCTTAGCAGTGGCTACGATGTCGAGGCCATAGGCGTGTTCATTGAAATTGAATAACAACTCAGTGCTAAGACCAGTATCTATCCATTTCTGAATAACTGCTGCAGCAGAGACTACGACACTGGGATGAGTATAGCGGCTCTCTTGATAAAAGTGAAATGCCTCTTTGATATAGAGTGGGACAATGGTATTAATACCGGCCCCATTCTTATCAATGGTAAGACGAGAGAAGACAGGTAAGAAGGAGGCTGTGGTGCCCTGTACCAACGAGGTGCTGGAATTAGGAGCAGTAGCCAGGATGTGAGAATTACGAATACCCGATACGATTATACGCTCCATGAGGGCATACCATCTCTCGGGGTCGGTGCTATTATCTCTCACCCACTCCTTATCACGACCACCCAGGATAAGGCCCTTACTCCACTCACTACCAGGGAATGCAGGATAAGCCCCGCGCTCCTCTGCTAGTTCTACACTAGCCTGAGTAGTATAGAAGCAGATATCTTCGAATAGTCTTTCTATGACATCGAGATCCTGATACTTAAGGTGTCTAATAGCTAACCAGTCAGCCAGTCCCATGACACCTACGCCTATGGTACGATAGCGGTTCACATGGGCGCGGGCCTCATAAGTAGGGCTAGTAGTGAGATCACACGCGGTATCTAATAGACGAACAGCCATACGGCTGACATCAGCCATCTCATCATCAGCGATACGAGGTAATACTAACGATAGAAGTATACAGCAATGTGAGTAGCTGCTATTGAATAAACTATATGACTCAACGCATAGATTTACTCCACCGATAATACCCTCGTGCTTATTAGGGTTAAGCGCATTAATGCGGTCTTTAAAGGCTACGTAAGGAGTACCTGTCTCAAGTAAGAGCATCAGCATCTTCTTCCATATAGCCTTAGCGCTGACCCTTTTAACTACGTCGAGCGGAGGGGCAGAGGAGTTGATATAGGCCTCGATATCGTGATAGGCATTGGTAAATTCATCGCCGTACATATCGGCTAATTGATATCCAAATACATTCTCGATTTCAGTAGGGCACACTAGGTACCAGTCCTTATCTAGAATTACACGACGCATGAACTCATCAGAGATAATGAATTGCAGCAGGATATCACGAGCCTTCGTATGTTCACTACCAGCATCACCCCGCAGATCCATGTACTCAAGGAGGTCAGCATGCCATACGTCTATACCTACGGTACAGGCCCCTGCGCGTACACCACGTTGGTTAGTAGCGACGATGGTAGCATTGATAATCTTAATCCAAGGGCATACACCGCCACTGGCGCCCTTCTTCTTACGAATGCGACTACCGCGGGCCCGCACCTTACTAATGCGTACGCCTACCCCACCGCCATTAGCACTCATCGCTGCTAACTGCTTGATATTATCAAAGATACTCTCGCGACTATCATCGATATCGATGATATGACAACTACTGAGGCTACCATCTGCCTGACGCAGATTACTCATAAGAGGAGTGGCCAGGCTAATCTTACCGAGGCTGAGTAGGTCATAGGCCTTATGAGCAAAGGTCATGCGCTCGTGGGCGGGCTCCAGCATACTGAGAAGTAATGCTTGTGTTAGCCACATCTCCTGTAGTAACTCACCCTCTAGTAGATAGCGCGAGACGAGAAGATCAGCGCCGCTTATATCAAAGCGCATATCGCGCTCTGGGTCTATCCAGGTGCCGGCTTCAGCAATGTCATTAGCACTGTACGTGTCTAAGAACTTCTTTATTAGGTATCCTTCATAGAAGCCCTCAGACCTCAGGTACTCGAAGGCCACTGGATAATTACCATAGAGATAGCCGCGGCGGGCCTTAACCTTACGCCGCCAATCCCACATACGAAGACGACCACTGACCTTCAGCCAATCGGGGTAATGCAAATCGGCTAATTCAGCTGCTGATCTAATCAGACCATTCTGTATCGCTTCTGTAGTGATATCATCATTAAAGCGACGACTAAGTCGCCGAGATAACTTATCGGGATCTACCTCTAGGCCCTCGCAGGCCCAGTTAATTACCTCGATAGCGCGATTGGCATCATAGGGGGTACGAGTACCATCTGTGTGTATAACGTTGATTTGCATATTATTGTTGCTGGCTGCTTCTTATGCTATTTAATAGATCGAGCCGTTCTTGCTCTTCTGCAAACTCCTCAGTAGACAGATCTACCTCTCTACGGAACTCGTCCTCTAGTGTGCTATCTACGATAGCTAGTCGTCCATCAAATAGAGCTGGAGCACCAGTAGGAGTATAATTATTGTTAACCCCCATACTAGCATCACTGCCCATATCACTATGCCCATCAGTATGGCGCGGGGCACTATAGAAAATGTCATTCCTAGATTGCTGGGGCATATAACCCGCATCCTTAAGATGCTTATTCATATACTCACTAATAACTTGCAGAGCCTGCTTGAGACTAGCTATACTGCTTGTTAACTCTGATAGTGTCATATTCGCTAATTGTTTCTGATTTGGTGGTGTCACCTTATACTGAGGTTGTGTTGTCTTGTTTGTCATACGTGCTCATCGTTAATTGTTTCTTCGGTGTCATCACCTGCTGCGTTGTCTTGGTACTCCGACAACTGACTGTAAATAGAATCTAGCATACTCTGGTTAATACCAGCACGAACTGCTGCTAGGCCCTGAAACTTAGTACCATCAGGTAAGGTATAGAAGGCCCCACTACGAGTAACTATACCAGTTTTAACAGCCTGACGTACAATATCGCCCACTAGATCCACGCCCGCCAGCAAGTCCCCATTGGGGCCTGTATAGGGTAATAGTAAATCTAACTCTGCCTCACGAAAGGGGATAGCTACTCTATTCTTAGTGTTCTTGACTGTAATAGTCATGCCAGTTATAACGCCCCGCTGCTTAAGGGTATCTCCTCGTCCTAGCCGCAGTTGTACGGCAGCATTATAGGCCAGGGCCTTACCACCAGTGGAGCCGACGGGGGCCCCATAACTACCTACCTTAGTGCGATACTGATTAATCAACACTACGATAGCACCAGTCTTATTAGCAGCATTGACTACTTGGGGTAGTTTCTTACTAAGCAGACGGGCCAATTGAGCAACAGTAGCATCAGCAGAGCCCTTCTCCATCTCAACAGCCCCTATCATATTCGCTACTGAATCAATAACGACTATCTTGACTAGACCACTGTCTAATAGAGTAATAAGACTATCCATACCCTCCTCTCCTGTATCGGGGCGGAACATGGCTATCTGGTCCATCTTCATACCCATCATCCGAGCATAACCAACCTCGAATGACTTCTCGTGATCTAACCACGCTGCCATGTATCCCTTAGCCTGTAATAGACTAACGCACTGTTTCATAAGTGTGGTCTTACCTACACTAGTCTCACCTGCAATCTCTACTATTTTACCTACGGGCCACCCACCTCCCAATACATAGTCCAATGAGAATATACCACTGGGTATAAAAGTAGTAGGCTCGATAGAACTAGTAGAGCCAAGGCCCCCCATGTAATTAGAACACTTTGCTCTAAGCTCAGTATCTAGCTTTCGAGCAAGCTTAAGTTGCTCTGATATCTCATTCTTAGCCATATTTATATCTCAATAAATTAACACTCCGCTCACGCGCGCTGCAAGACTAATCGTATAGCCAGGGAACGCGCGGGGCTCTATCTCTAATTGTGGGCCTCTACCGTATCTGCAAACAACATAGCATCAAGTGCACGTATCATTGTATGTTTATGCGGCGTGAGTAAACTTGATATAACTATAGTAACCAGAAGGATTATAATAGTCTCAAGATAAATACAAGGGCGACGCCGATACCTAGATAAGCTAATGGTCTTATAAATAGGCACGACGTCAGATAATACCATGTCCCCTACCACCATGTCTTCTATGCGGCGCAGGAACAGGGCAAGGTTATTCGTCTTATCTATCTTCTGTATATGGATAAGCCTATATACGGCGGGCAAGGATATAATAGGTATATCCCTTGCACCATTAGTATCAGTAATAGTAAAGGTAGCGCACTCCTTAGGATTTAGCGCCTCTGTGCTACGGAGGCCTAATACATTGAGTATGTCGTCCTTTACAAACCAGGGTTGCTTACATTTGATGATTACCCGTATTACGGTACTATTAAAGATGTAAGTTCTTATGTTAGGCATGGTTTATTAGATTACAGGTTATGGAGTGAAGAGCCTACCATTAACCATTATTCTTTATGTGGATAGAATCAAGACTTTATTAAACCACTTGATATCATCGCTGCCGTAAACGGACGGCGATTCCCTACAGATCAAACGGGGTTTTCCTCATAACGCCGATACATCCTTCCAGCCAGATGCCTAACGTAGAATCGACCATGCGGGCCAACTCAAGAGCTACATCTGCAGAGACCCACCTCACACGACTATCATCAGGCTTATACTCATACGTATCCCCATTTCGCCAGTCAGTAAAACGAACATTACTATTATAATGAGTGGCTACGATACTATTTAAGGAGAATACTGGCTCCTGCCCCTCGTATCTGTAGTATACCTTTTTATCATTGATGTAAGTTAATGTGTAGGTTTCAAAGTCCATGTTGCGGATAGATATCAACCACTTCTCGAAATCATCCGTAGGGCAATTATTATCCTCTAGAATTACAGCTAGATTATCTGCTGATACCCATAGTCTATTTGACTTCATGAGCTCTGAGTAAATACTACAATCAAGCACCTCCTTTAAGGACACAGCGTCGATATACACATTACTGTTATCAGTTAGTCCGTATACAACCCTGTCATTATAAATTGCTTCTAATTCTTCCATGATGTTCCTTGATATGATAATTTTAATCCAGGGATACCTCGGTCTTCAAACTGAGTTTTCCATTTATCAATAAAACTTAGAGAGACATTGAGTATGGGGGCGACCGTTGGTTAAGATACAAGATTTTTGAGCCACCAGCTTGAAAATCCTGCAGCTGCTTGGTCAAACAGGCCGCTAAACCCCTTACCTTGTCTATACACATTTATTCAGCCAACCCTACTTAAATCTCTGCAAAAATTGCCCCTCGTCGAATTAAATCCTGTTTTTGTTCAGGGGTGATACCCGTTGCATCGGGAAAAATAGCGTTTTTAACGTCAGCCCTTCTCAGGTTAGCCCTTCTCAGGTTAGCCTCTCTCAGGATAACCCCACTCAGAATAGCCCCACTCAGAATAGCCCCACTCAGGTTAGCCTCTCTCAGGTAAGTCCCCCTTAGGAAAGCCCCTTTCAGGTTAGCCCTTCTCAGGTTAGCCTCTCTCAGGATAGCCCCACTCAGGTCAGCCCCACTCAGATCAGCCCCACTCAGGCAAGCCCCACTCAGGTCAGCCTCACTCAGATCAGCCCCACTCAGATCAGCCCCACTCAGGCAAGCCCCACTCAGGTCAGCCTCACTCAGATCAGCCCCACTCAGAATAGCCCCACTCAGAATAGCCCCACTCAGAATAGCCCCACTCAGGTTAGCCTCTCTCAGGTAAGTCCCCCTTAGGAAAGCCCCTTTCAGGTCAGCCTCACTCAGGTAAGCCCCACTCAGGTTAACCTTACTCAGGTTAGCTTCACTCAGGTCAGCCCCACTCAGGTCAGCCCCACTCAGATCAGCCCCACTCAAATTAACTTGTTGTAGAGTTGTTTTATCTATCGTTCCTTCTCGAATTGCCTTAATTAATTCGACTTTTTCAATAACTTTTGCATCTGTAGTGAACTCGACTCCTGATTTAAGTTCATTGAGGAGGGCCTGCAATTCCCCTGATTGATGTAAATCTGTTAGGTGCTGGAATCCATCTTCTGAACCTTCTAAAAATAACCGAATACTGCCTTTAAGTTTCATAATAGGTTTGATTGTATCGCCTTCTGTTTGTATATTTGGTTTGACCAGTTTAGCATTCTTGAAAAATTCATCATCTAGGGGAGGAATATCTAGACGGTGCTGCTCCTGTTTCTAGCCCAGCTCGAGCTGGGCTCAATTAATTAACCTTACCTTGGCTTCTATAGGGCAGCGAGGCGCTACTCTAGGTGTTAGTTAGTAACTTTAAAGCTAGGTGAATGTTATTGTCATCTTCTTCAGACCACTCTCCTCCAGACGTCTGGCGGGCCTCCTTTAGCTTTCGTCCGCAGTAACAACAGTAAATCATACCGTTCTCTGAAGGGGTGCCGTTGTTAACGACAAACTGGTTGGCACATGAGGTATTCCAAGCCCCTTCTTCCTCCCAAGTCGTCCCCTCTTCCTCCCAAGTCCAAGTACAATAAGGCACTTCTTTCTCAAACTCTATAGCTTCTTCTACTGTCTTAAAGGGTCCGTGGAAGATGACCGTATCTTTTTCTGCCTCGGACTTATCGGACTCTGTTAGTAGTTGAATATTAAATCTGTTGAGGTACTCTGTTGTGTACCAGTGTGGTTGGTCGTTAATCATCAGAAAAATGGGGCTGAAACCCCATCCTTTAGCTATTACTTTGGCTTCTATAGGGCAGCGAGGCGCTGCTCTAATTCTTCGATACTCTCTTCAGCGAGGAGATCATTCTTCTTACGCTCAATGAGAGCCAGTAAGTTCTGCCGATTCTCTTCTCTAGCGAGGGCCTGCTTAGTGGCCTCAGCACGATTCTTAACATGAGCAATGACAAATTTGACTATGTCGAGCTTTCTTTGTAAGATAATAATCTCGTTGTTATCATCGACGAAGTCTACGCCACCGCAGGCTATGATACGCTTGTTAAGCTCAATAGCAACATTATTAAGAGAGGGTGTATTGGTTGATTTAGACCTGAGGTTAAGACAGAATAAATCTTCAAGCGTGAGGTCACCGCTAACAGAGGGAAAGCGGTACCGACCAACGAGAGCACCAATAATGATATTGAGTTCCATAGTTCCTCTAGAATGTGACTTTGAAAATACGTTTACGTGTGGGGCTATCCCCCCCCACGCGGCATGTGAAACTAGCGCGAGTGGTGCTAGAGAAGCCTAGGCCAGCAAGTCCATTAGGAGTACTGTTGACTGGTACCATGCTACCTAGTAACTCGAACACGCGCTTGTGATCTCGTAGTAGATCAGCGCGAATAAACTCATTAAAGAAGGGGCGGATGGGCCCCTCGGGTACAGCCTTATCTAAGAAGATAAAGAAGTGTAAGTTACCGCGCTGTGTATCCCCCCAGTGATTAGGGCTGGTAGTAATGAGACGGACCTTCTGCCACTGATTAGTGCCCATACCCCACGTAGTAAGAGAGCGGCTTGTAGCACTAGATGGTTTAAGTAAGTCACTATCTGTATCTAATTTTAGCACACCATTAACCATACTGAAGCGGGCTACGTTTACAGTTTTTCCAGTAGGCATCAGGGTTTTATACGTGAAGGTGTAGAACTGGCCCCCCTCTGTCTCGATGTCTACCTGGAAGCCGATATCAACGCTACTACGTCTATTAAATTGATTAACAGACAATAGATACTTAGCATTAGGTGCCTTATTGGCAAATGCTATATTCTCAACGGGGGTATTAGTTAGAGAAGAAGTACTGGCGTTAGCATCTACATCGAGCTCACCGCCACAGGCCTTCTTACTTCCATAGTAGATTCTATTGCCGTTCCACTCGAGATGAAGGTCTAAGTCATCAGTATTATACCACATCAACCGGCAGCACAGAGCCCCATCTACCTTACCGCCAGCAGCCTTGACACGCTGACGACTACTATCAGCTAACTGATTATTGTAGCTCCAGCCCATACTATTAGGCCACTGGAAGAAGTTAGGGGTATCCGTATCTACAGGAGCTGTCATAGTAACTAAATTATTTATCAGCTTATCTTCAAATAGGATCTCCATAGATGTGGTATGGGGCACTACGCTGCTAAGGAACTCGCTGAAGCTAATATCTTGCTGAGTAGTACGCGGGTTAGCCACTACAAGCATATTGTCGAAGAAGTCAGTCTCGTATATTCTTTTTGGTAGTCTATCAACATATAACCACTGGTCAATAGGGACATCATCGATAGTAGCCTGACGACGCTCTAGACTAGACTGACTGAAGCCCATAGCGAGAAAGTCAGCCCGGGCTCTAGCCTTCATATTCTCAGTAACGATGGCAGTAGGACGACGATAGTTCTCGGGGGCCACCTTACTCTCATAAGATGTAACAGCCTTATCTAGATCGCGGCCCTCACTAATATCAGTCAGCAGAGTACCGATGACTGTATTGCGGATATGGCTAAATTTAGCAGACATTACCCAGCAGAAGGTTTTATGCTGCTCCTCTTTAGGATTACGTAGATGATTCTGACGATTGGCCTCTTGCAGGGCTAGAAACTTAGTTAACAGGGGCTTAAACTCAGTACCGCGATAGAGAGCACCTTGATTGATGAGTTCGAGGACAGTATTCACTGAGTCAATAGAGATCATTTCTAGATCTCTCTTGAGGCCCGCCGCCCTATTACGGGCATCACTCTGACTACCATTTACATCACTGGAAGCATAGGCTGTAGGAAACTTATAGTATAGATGGTGCCACTTAATAGTGCTGCCGTCCTCTAGACGCTGCAAGTCACTTGCGTGCCCTACGGTCAATTCACTACGGTCTAATAAGAACGTGTCTCGAATGCTGGCTCCTGTCACTAGAGCATTGAGCTTATCAACTACTCCCTGTAAGTAACCTGGTACAGTTACATTCCACATACTGATGAGATTATAATTCTCATCTGGTTTAACGAGACCCCCCGCCTTCTTAATGAATTGTCGACAGGCCATACAGTTATGCGCCTGTCGCTCGTGTGGGGGGAAGGCATCGAGGTAGGTCTGCCAGAGTACATCTCCTGGTACGTCGACAATAAATAAGGGCTGCTTATCCTTACACATATTGTCTAGCTGTTTAACGCATGCAGCCTGGATATCACGGAAATCAATTGTAGTAATCATAAAAATACGGGGTCCACCCCCGTTGTTATAGTTTCCACTTGCAACATTTAACCTAAACAAAGTTGAGTATCGCTACTCAAACCTTGAAAAAGTACGGCATCATCTCGAAAGATAACGGCTGTTGCCTGCAAAGCACGAAACATAATATTTCGTGCGCCGTGCCAATCTCGTGGCGCTTGATATCCACAATGAGGACACTTAAAGACCTTGGAACCACCCAGTTTTTCGTGAATATGCCCGCACTCGGGACAGGTTTTGGATGTATAGGACTCGTTGCAACGAATCACTAAAACACCATGCCTATCTGCTGTTTGCTGTAAGTGTTGAGCGAATCGGTAGTGACTCCATGTTAGGAGATTCCGTGCCGACTTCTTGTTGAGCTTCCGGGTGGATTTTGAGACCATTTGGCCCGTCTCAAAAGTGGGCAAAAAGATAAGCTTGTAATGCTGAACCAAAAACGACGCAGTTTTAGCGTGAAGGTCTTTGATTAAGTTTTTAATCCGACCCCGAAGCTGACTAGCGGCCCGACGCATTTTGTAACGCTGACGTTTTGATTTAGACGTGCTAATCCGAGAGCAGAGTTGGTCGAGATGCAGGCAAAGACGATGTATTGCTCCGATGTCTTTCCCGCCAACTTCTAAAACAGTTTCTCCGTCATAACCAGTTAAAAAGGTTCTTACTCCTGGGTCTAGAGCAATAACTCGATTTTCACTGGTCAACTCAATTGGTTTTAACACAGGAAAGCAGGCAAACCATTGCCGCCGAGTGTAAACCAACTGAGTGCCATAATCGCAATGAGAAGGAATTTCTTGGGGGGACGTAAAAGATAATCCTTTGGTAAGTAAAGGATACCACGTCCCCTTTTTGAAATTTCCCGCCTTGAATTTGATGACTTGCGACGTTGCTCGGCATGACTTTAAGTGAGCGGAACCCTTGTTAGCAATAGCCTGTCGATGCGCGTCACAAGCATCCGCAACGGCTTCTTGTAACTGGTGTCCGGGTAAGGTTTTAACCCATTCGGGCTTGGCTAAATCCCGAAGCTCGGCTTGCATATCATAGATATTAGGTTTGGCACCTTGGCAAAGTAAATTAATCGTTTGGTTGTAGATCCATCGATAAGCTGCCAACCATTGTTTCCAGACTTGATGCAACTCCCTAGATGGAAAGACCCTGATCTTCAAGACACTGTTGGGTTTTTCCTTCTTCGACTTGTTGCGGGGATTCTTCTTGAAGGGCTTTTTCGGTTTGCTTTTGGTATTTTCGCAATCCGTAAAGCCTAGTAGAGAAACAGTGGAGGATGGACAGAATATCTTGAACGAGTTCTTCGTGGGGAGAGAGTTTAGATTCATTGAGAACCACGAGTTTGCACTCACTCTGCTGACAAATCCACTCAATAAGTGGGAACCCAAATCGAGCGAGTCTGTCAGGGTAGGCAACGGCAAGCAAGCCGACATCTCTTTGATATATTCGCTCCAAAATAGAGAGGAACCGCTTCCGTTTAAAATTGAGTCCGCTTCCAATTTCTGTGATAATTTCAGCCCGAGGATACTTTGAGCGTAGAAATTCAGCTTGTCTTTCGAGGTCGTCTTTTTGTCCGTGGGTGGAAACCCTTGCGTAACAGACAATGGACTTACCTTCCGACTCGTACTCTTCAATGCAGTAACGGCGTTGCCCTCCGGGTGTTCGGATGCTTTTGACTTTTCCTTCAGCTTCCCACCTTCTGAGGGAGGAGACGCTGACCCCGAGGTTTTGGGCGGCCTCTTTCGGTGTGACATACTTCATTTGTGGTTAAAAGTTTGTATCTGACTATAGTGTAACACACTTAGCGACTTTTGGGGATGTTTAAGTAGAAAAAAGACTACTAGGAATGAGTCTCGCCGATGGAGAATTGCCTTGTGGCTCAAGCAATCCGTAGTGAGTGCGGTAGCCGTGTACTACACGGTAAGACTATTCCATTCAACCGGCAAGGACGTCTCGTTAAGAACCCCATCGCGTACTTTGTAAGTATTGTTAAGTTGAGCATCGAACGCACCTTCGCTACACTCGGTCTACAGGTGGACGCAGTGAATGTGCTACTCGAGCTGCCCCGTGACTTCGGCATCGCTCGAGTGAGCTGGGCCCCCCGCTTCTTCGTTAACGCCCTCCGTAAACTCGGGTGGCAATACGACTAGGCTCTTGAGATCAGCTATATCCATAGTGACGACACTTCGATTATTATGAGTAGTGATGAATAGGCGGCACCCCTGCGCCTGAGCAGTAGCCCACTCATCTTCAGTAGGGCCTAGTGTATTACGCCGGGCCACTCGCGTCTTATGTTCTATACGCCAGGTCTCCCCATCTATAACAATAGAGCCATCCCCGTCTCCGAAGATGGCCCCACTGGCCACTGTTGTTCTTGCACCTAGATTCCGTAACACGCGTCTCTCAGTAGCGCGTCCTATCTTCGATGCAGTGTTAGTCTGCTGCGATGCAGTGTTAGTCTGCTTGCGAGGGGGCGGAGGGGGCTTCTCATATGCGGGGTGACTCTTAATAGAGGGGCTACCAGCCAGTGGTAAATAGGCCAGCTCACCCTCTCCTATCTCAGCTCTACATTTATGACATGCTATATCCAGATTACGGCAGGCCTGCTGCCACTTTAGTGGACAGGTCATGCTACGCCGGCGTATACTAACTGTAGCGGTACGGGCGCAGTGCCTACGGCTTCTAGTTCTATCTTAGCATCGACTATGTTTACATTATTAAAGTGATAGGAGCCAGCTACTACTTTTGGTAGATTAATAATAGTGCTACCATTATTAATAACAGTGAGGTTAACAGAACCTGTCTCACACGAGAGAGCTATTACCTGTAGCGCAGTAATATCGATTAGATCAATTGATACTTCTGCGCCGGGGCTCAGGGTTAGAGTAACCGTGCGGGGCAGCGTGGTATCTGCAAATGTGTAACTAGCAGAGAGCTGTGTATACAATCTACCACGTGTACCACTAAATTCAACTGTATAATGCATTAATTTAATCCTTTATGCGACATCCAACGTACAATCTAGGCGCCTCATTAGGCTTAACTCGATAGAGCCGACTAATATATAACTCGTATCCATCCTCTATCTCGTAGCTAGTCCTTAGACCACTATTAGGCCTAAGGACTATATCATTTAGGTGGGGCCAATCACTATATATAGTAATTGGCACCTGATAGGGATTTGCTATATCCATATGCCACATTTCGCTACTCACTGATATCTCCTTTCTAATGCTTACAGTACGCCATACACCGATAGTATAACTAAATTAACCACTAGCTACAATTCTATGCCAATTATACTATCGGTGAGTAAGGGAAGTCCTCTTACTTGTGCTGAACTCGACAATAACTTTCTAGAGGCTGCTAATCGCGCCAATCATACGGGAACACAGGCCGCCAATACTATATACGATCTATCTGACACAGTGCGGGCGTTTGCGTTTATTGCCGACATGCTGGCTGATATAGCCACTCTAGAGAATGAACTACAGGAATTACGCGACGATCTATTCGGTGACGGTGAGTTACGGCGGATCATTGAGAACATACAGCAGTTAATCAATGATCTAATTAATAACCTAGCTACTGTCATAGGTGAGCTAACTATAATCCGGAACCTACAGACATGCTGCGATACTAACACAACTGCTATCAATGGCCTACAGTCTCAATTTACTACATTGAGTAATCAACTAACTGCTCAGATAGCCACCATCAATGCCACAGTCAGCGCTTTAAACGACAGGCTCAATCTAGAGATACCCAAGATAGTAGCATTACAGAATACTGTAGGTAGTCTACAGACACAAGTAACTAATCTATCGAACACTAAGGCTAATATAGATAGCCCTTTCCTAACGGGTAACCCCCGTACTGTATCGCCCACTACTAATGACAGTATAGCTCGAGTAGACTGGGTTAACCAGAAAATAGCGGATAGCTTCAGCCAGGCGGGCCTTGCAATAGGTTCTATAATCATATGGCCTGCTATGCAATCAACCGTCCCTAGCTACCCTACTAATTGGATACCATGCGATGGGCGGAATATCAGCAGGACGCAATACCCAGAGCTATTCGCGGTGATAGGTACTACGTATTCGGTGACGAATTTGGATCCTACTCTCTTCTACATCCCTGATATGTCATACTGGATATGGTCTGGATTAGGCCCTGGCTTCGGATTCATAATGCGCGCGCGCTAACGACTCAGGAACTCATCTCGGCCATTCTCGACTACACGTATGATGTGAGTAAGGTCGAATAGTGGATTAACCTCAGCTATACTATTGGCCCACTCATTAGCTATCACACGATAGTTGATATGGCCCCCTACTCGAGAGCGAAGCTGGCACACATAGGCCATATGCTTATGTGTGCCACCTATACAGTATCGTATATTATGGGCTAGTGGTATACGGTACTGTATAGCAGGGCCGCCCAGTGTCTCGTAATATTTATCCAGCACCTCTCTATAACGCTCAGCTATAGGGAGGTGCTCTATATAGAGTGGTAGAGTATAACCAGCATCCCCCCGTAATAGCTCTACATTAGTTAGAGCAGGAAAGTACCGCCATATACTGCGGTGACGATTGAAGTCGCGGGCCGCACCCACATCCATATAACCACTCATGTACATATGCGGGGCATTGAACTGAGTAGGTAATCTATCGTAATGCCGCCACGTAGTCAGCTCCTCTCGCAGCGTAGCTAATAGTCTTCTACCAGTAGATAGGACTAGGGCTGGCCGGTACACATCATTCTGAAGTAATAGGGCGAGGTTACCAACGATATCGCGGTCTTGCTCCTGTACAATTACTAGCTTTGAGCGATAATATTCATCTCTCATATTAACAGTGAGAGATGATTGAGCTGCCCGCGCCATGTTACCTAGACTAACGCTTAGGTCATGCCGTGCCTCTGCATGACGTATGAGCCCAGGGGCACCTGCTACGTAGCCCTGGGCCTCTAGCTCAGGACAACCACCCAGTAGTTGCTTCAGCATGTGCCCAATACTACTGTATAACTCATCGGGCCCCGAGTTAATTTGATTACTCAGTAGGTCACTGATGAATCGACTCCACGTCTCGGCATCCGATGTGATACCCAGACTAGTGCGGGCTCCCATAGGTAATAGATAACGCGTACAGTCCAGCGTACGGGCATCCAGCGCCTGTACCTGGCGTTTATCGCTCATGTCTACGTCGTAAGCGCGGGCCAATGCCTCTCGAGTGGGCTCATATAGTTCCTCATATGCGCTGAATAGATAGTCCATTGACTTGTCATAGGACTCATCACTGACTCTATAGTAATCGCCCATCTTCTGATAACGAGTACTGCGTTCCTGCCCTGCTCCTAGAGGCATAGTATTGAACAGATAGAACGCAAACCATAGGGGAATACCTTCAAAGCACACTGATAACGTGGCTAGGCCCTGTATACTACCGTGACCATAATTATAGAATATATTATGAAGACGTTTATCCGCATCTACTCCCCGTGCCTCATCGAGTAGATTCTCTACTGACTCAGCGCTGCGGGAATATCGTGCCATAGTATAGGCTATAGTGGCCTCATACTTCTGCCCTGGGCGGGCCACAGGACAGAGGACCTTAATATTGCGCTCAGTATCAGTAATACAGGCAAGCCCTAATTGACTATCATAATTATAATTCACCTACAAAGTCCTCGTGAATAAATATAAAACTAGAAGCACTTAGACACTAACTTAAGGATGTACTTAAAGGCCTGAGGAATGCCCCATCAAACATGAATGTACCACAGAATGATAAGGCCTACACTATTCATTTAGCTCCGCACACTCTGGTTAAAGAAGCTCTACCGCAGGTCACTGATTTCCTATGGCAGAACACGTTTAGTCTGACTCTATTTATTATAATCTTTATTGGGCGATGGATATTCCGCAATCAGATAGAGCGCAGGTACGCTATACAGGATCTGATACGCCATGTTAGCACTATAGATAAGGACATCTATATCCTTGATCTACTCAACCAGATACGGATTACAACGGCGGCCGATAGAGTCTTACTCCACCAGTTCCATAATCCTGGTCGTAGTATATCTGGTCTTAAGTTCCTCAAGATGACGTGTACTCATGAGAGTCTGGCCCCCGGGATTAGCAGTATAGCTAATCTCTATAGGCAGGTATTAATTAGCGACCATTGCTATGACCTACCTACTTTAGTGCAACACGCTAGTACCCGATCCTTTATGAAGACTGATGCTAACTCTATACTACTTAGCTTTAAGCAGCGGGCCCATCTAGATATAATAGGAGTGCGACATCTATACCAACAACTACTATTAGATGATGATAGCCCTATAGCTCTCATTAGCGTCCACTTCATAGGGGAGGGGGGTACAGCTATGGATACCACGCAGGTGAATGATATAGTTAATATAGTGACCTATAATCTACTCGTCATCTAATGGACGCTGCTGTTTCTTCTCAGCGAGCCGCTGTTGGGCCTTCAGTCCGCCCCGACGACCTATCTCTCTCATGTGCTCTTTATTCTGAGCTGTCTTCTCACCACCGCGGCGCCCCATACTAGACGCTGTATCTGAATTAAACTTAGCCATAGTTATCTACTTAATGTGATTAGGTAGGTGGCCAGAATTAAATATAGGATAAGCGTAGGTTGGGCTTCATGTCAGCCCAACACTCGTGTAAGCTAATCGCTAACCTATCATACAAATAATTGTGCTCCCTACCTAAGTAAATTACTATGACTGTGAGCATGACATTATGTGGGCGACTTCCTAATTAGGCTCACTAAGTGCCGAGCCAGTTGTTACTTATCGCCTAGTCCTTCAGTTTTGGAATTAATAGAAGTTGATGGATTATTAACTAGGTCTATTAGCCGAACCAAGCCTAATCCTTCAGTTTTGGAATTAGAGGTTGATGGATTAGTCGGTGGACTAACTAATTGAGTAATTGGTGATACGAGGTCTGCGATAGCCCGCCACGCGTGCCACAGGCCCAACACACAGAGTACATCGCCGAGGCCCAACACCCCCGCTGCGTAAACAAGGCGACCAACAATAACCGCCAGACTATAGACTAATAACAAGCCGATAGTTACAAGCAGTGTACGGAACTGCACCTTGCCGAGTTTTTCCAATAGATAATTGATGAGATTCATAATAGTCATAGTCAATAAGTTGTAATTGTGGTTTACGGGAACAATACTATTCTACAAGCTCATATGCCGCTTCTAGTTGTGATTCTAGTTGCTTTAACTTCTTCGCTATGTATAACTGACCTTTAGCCGTTATAACAGTAACGCTATCAAAGATACCAGGTTGATGGGGGCGCTCTTTGCGGAACACCTCTGCTCTGGCAGCTAATACATGTCGCTGATAGGGTAGCCGACTTGGCATCATCATAATAAAGCGAATGTCACGCAACATATTGAAGAACGTTGTACGACCTACGCCATAAGCTTTAGCCAAATCTCCTATTAGGACAGCATCGGCGTCGCTGACTGTCAACGTCTCTGCTAATTTAATTAGTGGGGCCTGCTCTTCTAAGGTAGCACTAACTTGCTCTAAGGTGGCATTAGTTTGTTCTAATTCTAAGGCCAGGCGCCCCGCTTCGAGTAAGGCCTCACCATAAGTAGTAGGTATCTTGAAATCACTAACAGAATAGCGGCCAGTCTTGCGAATGGTAGGTAGTACTTCTTGTACTACCCAGTCTTGAAATAACTCTGCCTGTGGTTTGCGGCTGCTGAGTACTAATCTATATAAGCCAGATTCTGAAATGGCTGATATATATTGATTTGAGACTGACCCTAAGTATTGTTTAGGGTCAACTAATTGTTTTTCATACACCTTTAACCGAAGTAGAGCTACTGACGTATTAGTGTGTTCGAGAACAGCGCAAACGTCGGCTGCTATAAACCAGGGCTCATTATCAATGATTATAACGCGGATTTCTTGGTTGTTAAAGTTAAAGGTAGATAATTGAGTCTGGGTGCATCTCATTTTTGATCCTGTTGTTGTTGATAATGATCAAAGTTTTGGGCTAAATCTTTTGGTAGTTTTGCCCATTCTTCATTGGGAATTTTAGCAGAAAGTCGAGCCGCTAATTCCCAGATTGGTTCTGCATTATAGTCAAATTTAATATTCGCTAAAGAGAAACTCTCGATAGGTGTTTGATTATTCATATGCTTTGTGCTTTGCAGGCAATGGCCTTCACCATTACTGGTGATGCCATACCTAATATATATTTACTCGGTAATGGATAAGTTTAAGAAGGTTAAATGTTGCACAATAAGTTAATAACCCCGCGTTCCGTGCGGGGTTATCGGTAACAACGTACGCGACTAGGCTGAAGCCTTAACCAAATGAGGCACGTTTCTTCTAACGCTACTTGCATCCTGTATTGCAGACGCAATGGGATTAAGGCGCATAGTATTACGCGCGGAGTTCACACTCTCTGTGGATATGAATTGACAAGTAGAGCCCATGACATGAGCTGCTGTTAGATAACAACCTAGGAAGGCACCTGTATCAATCATGGCGCGATTATTAATTAGTAGCGGGCGCTTAGTAGTGACATGACCATTAACAACTAATGGCCAGTTAGGCTGGCCATTGAAGTACGGATATAGTATTTCATCTACGCTGGTATTCTGCTTATTGGCCTGACCTCGAATACTGGGTAGGTGAATCTGCTTCTGTATAGAGATAGGGTCAGACTTACCCACATACCTATAGGCGCAAGGAGAATGGTGAACAGCAGAGGTGCGACTACGGGATACAAGGTAGGGCACACTCTCCCTATATATCTCATTGAACATATTACGCTGCATGCGATTAGCCCTAATTGTAGTGAGATAATCGAAGTAGCGCCTATTAGGCTTCTCATCATCTATGTGCTGCATAATATAGAGCTCGTGATTACCTAGTACGACCTTGAAGTCAGGGTGACCTAGGTTAGAGTACACGAATCTAATAACGTCAGCAGAGCTGGGGCCCTTATTCACTAGGTCTCCATTGAGCACTAATTGCATGGGGTAATGAGTAATCTCATCCCCTGCAAATAAGAAGCCCGCCTTTCTAAGTAGCGCACGCAGATGGCCGTAACAACCATGAATATCCCCTACTACTAGGGCCTCATCATTCATAGTGTAGTGAGGCACTTGCTCTACACTAAGCGCTATATCTTCCTGCCGTTCTATAAGATGACTGAGCTCAGCTCCTACGCTGCTCTCGGCATTGAATAGTATTTCTCCTACGCCGTAGTGATGGCAGCCCGCCATCATTATAACCTGATCGGCCTCTTCTTGATTCTTAATTTCTACTAGCACGTGGTGCGCTGAGAGAGAGCTAGGATACGATATCGTATTCTCTAGTAGATGAGGGCTCTCTACATAAAGGGCCCCTACTTCCTGAGCGGCCCTCATTAATATCTTCTTCTTTTGTGAATATGGCCTCACGACCATATATACGGTGTGAGCCTTCATGTTAATCATGGCTATACTCCAATTGTGTGATTAATCTTGTGTACCATAGAAAGTTGTTTGATAGTGAGGTTAATATTAATTTGACTAACGCCCCCCGGCTGACTGCACAGTTAACCTCTAGCAATCAATGATTAAGCTAACGGATTGAAGGTCGACTTAATCATTGATTGCTAGAGGTTATATGATATAGACAGGCATATATAAGAACGCAAAGCGAATAGTTCACTTGCAATATTAAACGTATATATAACCCCTACATTCAAAGTAAATAATTGGTCAATCTGCTGTATAACGTAAACTCCTTAGATAGTTACCAATATGTCTAGGAACATCATCTACATTGTACATAATTACACACAATATATAAGATAACATAGCATAGTCGCTCTTCTTAATACGAGGCTCTATATCTGGGTACCTATGGTATATTTCTTGCATGGCTTTAATCACAGTTTGCATATCTAACAAATCAAGTATCAGTGGCGCAGCTGAGGGCATCGGCCACCTAATTTTTGCAAGTCTGCTAGCACTAAGTTGAATTCCTTTTTGCTACAGAGTCCTCCCAGCACCGCACACCACCCGAAAACCGAGGCTGCTGTTGAGGCTGTCGCGGCTGTCGCTATTGCTGCGGTAAGCAGAACGGCAGCGACGGGAATAGCTGAACCAAGAACCGCCCCGCCGAGGAGAACAATTATGATCCCCATTTTCTATCCAGGCACTGCCATCCGTTGGCGCACCGTAGTTATCGTGCCAGGTATCGGCGCACCATTCCCAGACATTGCCGTGCATATCATACAAACCAAAGGCATTGGGTGGAAATTGTCCCACGGGAGTTGTTTCGTTTTGATATTCTCCTTTGGGTTCATCAGCGTAGGTTTTGTTGGCATCATAGTTAGCCAATTCCCCCGTAATGGTTTCCCCAAAGTGAAAGGCGGTTGTTGTCCCCGCTCTACAGGCGTATTCCCATTCTGCCTCACTCGGTAGTCGGTATTCCCCTCCTGTTAGTTTCGATAATCTCGCGCAGAACTCGACGGCATCGTACCAGTTGACTTGTTCTACGGGTCTATCCCGGCGCGCGTATGATCCTTCCCTATCTTTAAAGTGGGAGGGATCAGGATCAAGGTCTTTTTCTACTTTCAAATCCTTGCGAGAGGCAACTGCTCTCCACTGTGTCTGGGTGATGAAATACTTGCCCATGAAAAAGGGGCGGACGTTAACCTCATGTTGAGGACGTTCATCATCGTAACTATCTTTTTCGTCTTGTGGTGAACCCATCAGGAAAGTTCCCTCTGGGATGGCAACCATTTCTAAGGTGATGTCGTTGTCTAAATCTTGGCTGAAATATTGGGACTGTTTTGACTCTTTGTTAATTTGTTCACCCTTCTCATTTACTCCCACCACCTCAAAGTTAAATGATAACAATTCTAACTTTTGCAACGGTTTAACTGAATCTGGATTAACTGAGACTGGAACCTTCTTTGATTGCGTATTTTGATGTTTCATAATAATATATCAAGTAATGTATTGATGTCCCCAATAGTGCAGCTGAGGGCATCGGCCTCTATAAAGCGTATCTCACCACCTACACGATGAAAGGCCTGGGCCTTTTCCTTATCGAGGGGCCGCTCCTTATTAGTAAAGACTACCTCCTCTGTCTCCTGCTGCAGTGCGTAGTTGATAGCCGTACGATAGAGGTCCTGGTCTACTACGTAGCGGAGGGCCGTTTCGTTAGGGTTAAGCCCATCTGTCACGTAACGGCGACCCACTACTAAGAAGGGGCTGTTCTGATAACGCACTACTAGAACAGTCCAATACATAGTGCCATAGTGTGTGCCCTGGGCCCACGGACTAGTAGCCACTACGTTAATAGTGATGTCAGGAATGACATCTTCTATACTCAGGAGAGTATAGAGGGATAACTCTGGGAAGACAAAGGGTAACGCTGTTCTATCTTGTCTAATGGCGGGCAGCGCCAATACAGTCTCAAGCAATGTATTCTCCTGCTATCTCGTAGCATACTGTTAACGCGTCCTCGTACATAACCTCAGACTTTATATTGACGTGTATATCAGGGAACGTAGATAGAAAGAGTCGAGGATGAGGATGGCCGCGCTCCTTTAACTTATCTATTATCTGCTGCCATACAGACAGTTCGGCATCATATTTAGATATATCACTCTTATACTCTCGTGCTGCGATTAGTTGATTAACTATGCGGGGCAGCTTATCGACAGCATCGGGGGCATCCATAATATCCTTGAGGATACGCCGAGCCTTCATGTAATTACTCATACGCAACATCGACTCCTTAGCAACAGCCAGGGCTTCGTCGCTGTACCAGTCCCAGAAGTCTATCTCATCATTGATAAGAACCAGCTGATATACACCAGCTGGTTCTAGCACCATTGTTGAGTTCTTCATAAGCTTGTTATGACTAGTGACCTGTTCTAGAGCATCGTCAGAGAGATTGAGAGCTCTGAGAACATCCCTAGCGCTAACATAAACATCAATGAATTCTATAGATAGGTTATTGTATTGTTGAATCAAGGCACACGTCTCCCTTGTACGGGTATTAATTACTATCATCAGCGCTGAGATTCGATGTATCAGCGCTGCTATCTGATCTACTAATGGTATTCTTATGGGGGGTGGGGGCCCAGTCACCGTATCCCGATGTGGCATGGAGCCGCGTACCCGCGCCCATAATGATGTCCGCGATGTTGGCGCACTCTGCGTTGAATGGTATGATCTCGATCTGGCGGCCGCACACGGAGACGGACTCCTCGGGGTCGGGTGTGGATATGGGTTTGGGGTGCACGAGTAGGTAGCCCGATTCTACCTCGTTGATGTCGATGGAGTTGTGAATTAGGGCTCCGTCGTGCTGATTATTGGATGCGAGGTCGTGGATGTCTCGAAGGCTGTCTACCTCTATACGTTGTAGCAGGGCCGACATGGCTGCTATCTTCTCATGCTTGGGAATCAGTTTAGACCACTTCGCTATGCTGGTAGCTATGCCTTTAAGGTATCCTACTAAGCTAGCGAGGGCCTGCGCCTTAGTGGGTACATCCTTATCAGCTAGGAGCGGTTCTTCTAGTACTAAGCGCGGTATAGTGAAGCGGTTACTGAGACGCTTAACGAGTCGGGCCCCATTGATTACTGCTAACACAGCTGTTTTCACAGTGCCTACGGATAGTAGGGGGTCAGGGGAACTCACACGGCCCGATAGCATCTCATCCAGATGAGAGCTGATACCTAACTTCTCCATCTCATGATGGGCAATCGTCGCGTGGCACTTGACGACATCATAGTTAATCACAGGGCTGGATATTAGCAGCACCTCTCTGAAGTTCCGACTAGCACCCTGGAGGCCGCCCCCCTTCTCGTACACGCGGAGCCCCTCGTGAGGTTGGGTCAGCTCCTGCGAATACTCTGCCTGACGTTTCGTGTAGTCGATACTAGTCACGCGCTCGAGTATACCCTGATAGCAGTTCAGGTTGTGAAGGTAGCGGGCCCGTTTACTAGCCAGCTCAGCATCACTCAGGCTATCGCGAGTACGCTCTATCCTATCTCGTTGTCGAATAAGCCACGCGATGCCATAGCCCAAGTCAACCTGTGTTGGCGGAGCACTACTAAGCGGCCTATTGAGCTTAGGAAGCGGGCGGCCATCTGCATCAACGAACCACTGATCCTGTAGTCGAGAGGGGCTCAATAGTAAATCCTCTCCCTTCTCGATGAAGGTATCGATGATGTGCTCGTGAATACGGTAGCGGAAGCAGATTCCTTCCTTAGCGTAATAGGGGGCCCGCGTCATAAACGCCTCTACGCTCTCCCAGTTATAGTTTCTGCAGTAAACGTGAATGAAGCTCTTACGAGGCAACGGCACTCCCTTCCACGCGTGGTAATCAGACTTAGCACGTATCTGGCGCTGGCACAAAAACGTGTGGATGAATAAACGCCGACTATCACTATTCATACCAGCCGTTAGCTCGCGCAAATAATGATACTGACTAATAGTGAGTTTTAGATTAGTTTGGATGTACGGCATAAATTCTCCACCTTAATTTAATTTTAGCACGATCTAGAGGTTTAAACAAGCTAATTTTACTAGACGCTGGATGGTATCGTATAAATTCATTAGTAAAGGTTTACTATTAGGGCCCGCCCATCTGTCAGCATAACCATATCTAGTCAACAACATATATGAAGAGAACTAAGAAGGGCAATGTAACGGCAGAAGCGCGGGCCGAGTATGGTACAGTAGGGGATAGATTCCCTATATTCGATAAGCGCAGTGCATTGAGTGCTCTTAAACTGCGGGGCCACGGCTCTCTAACTAAGCAGGAGAGGGCACGTGTTATTAACAAGGCCGCTAAGTTTGTTCCTGAGGCAGCTCGGGCTGCTCGGGAGGCGGATCAACGACGCCCTCGTCGTAGTTAGAGAGGAGGAAGGTGTTAATCCAGTCTATATTGCTCTGGGTTAACTCTCTACCAGTCTCCTCGTAGTATTCTCGAAGGGCTAATACGCTTTGTATCCAATCGAGTTCTTTATCTGATACGCCCTGGAGGTCATCTAGGATCCAATTATTGTCGCGTAATCTCTGAATCTGTTCTGGGGTCATGGTAATCTTTATCTGTTATGAGGTCATGGTGATCTTTGAGAATATGGCTTGCAGGGGAGAGAGACTTACCATCTACAATATCGTTTATACTGCCGATTAATATAGAGGGGTCACCTTCTTCATCGACTCTATCACGAGCGACAATTACATCTCCATTAGTGGCTAGGAAGATAGAGACATCTACATTATAATAGATATATGATAGGAAGTACATATCACCATCATTATCATCAGGACGGTCTTCTCTAGTATTGTTGATTACTACGTAACTAGATCGATTGACATGAACTTCAATAAATTTATTATTGGAATCTAGACCTAGATTCTGATAGGCCCACGTCTTCACGATATCAATCGCGTTATCCTGCATTTTGTCTCCTCCCTTGTTTAAGTCTGCCTATCTCGAGAGCATCACTGCCCATGATGTGGAGCTCCTTATTGCTATTAAGTAATAAGTGTCGTGTTCGTGCGCCGGGCCAATAGTAGTAATCGCCCCACTTTATCAACAGGCCCGTCTCGAGTATAGGTTCTATATTCTTTACTACTAATTGCATCTCCTCCTTAGTCATACCGAACTCACCATGGTTATGGCGGTCATAACTATCGCGCCGATAATGTTGAGTGCGACGAGCCCATACTCCTTTAACGGATTCAGAGTTAGCTATCATAGCCAGCTGGCAATAATAGCGTAGATTACCCCCCGGCATACGTAGAGGGGTGCTCTCAACAAGGCGGCGTATAGTAGGGCTATAGTAGTGAATACGCCATTGGTCCACTGAATTCTTATCGTTATAGAAGTCGGCCCCCCATGCGGTTATACCTAACTCGAGCACATTAGTTAGGTAGTATTTATTAGAGTTATCCTGACCACCACTCATCCTAGCATGTAACCGCGTATAGTTAATGTGGGGCTCCATATCCTCGAACCAGAGTTGGATAAAGCGTCCTCCCTCCTCAGGGGTAGGTTTGTATAATGATAGAAACTGGTAGTCTGTAGCTCCCCATATAATGTTGGAGATCTGCAATGTTTTAGCTAGGTACATTAGAAATTGTAAGTTAGTGCATGATATCTTTCTTTATAGTCTCCCTCTACTACAAAATTAGAGGCTATAGCTATAGAAAGCATAAATAAGTTAGCATCTTTTTTCAACTGTTTAGGGGTAGAAACGCCTGTTAAAAATGTGACAACAAATAACCAAGCTTTAAAAGCTACAAACGAAATCCAATCTTTTTTGACATCATTAGCCTCATTGGCATCACTGTATTTTAATTGTATGTATGTATCCATTACATTGGATTTAATTGCGTCTTTATAGAATTGTTCTAAGTATTTCGACTTAGGATTCTGTTTTGCTTCATTGACTAAAGCGTCAACGTATTGTTTAGCTTCGGTAGGTAAGCTATCGTATTGGTTTCTAACCAATATTGAGCGTCGAATATCCATTGGTTTACTCCTGTTTTAGGTTATTTTTAGCTGTTTCTTACTTTATTCGTAGTCCCAATAATAGGGAGATTCATTGACATAACCCTCCTTTACAAGGTAACTAACTATAACAACAGATCGCAGAAAAAGACAAAAGTTTTCTTTGAGAAGCTTAGGTATTGTCACACCTGTTAGTAGCGAATAAATAAACAGGAATATCTTGATTTTTAAGTACCAAAAACACCCTGCTTTTTCAAATGGATCAGAGTCGATAAATGCACCGCTTAAAAGTACATCTACGTTGTTTGATTTGATTGCGCTACTATGGAATCCTTTAGTATTGAAAGTACAAAAGGTTTTTTCGATACTTTAGTTACTAATCGGTTGACGTAATGCTTGGCTTCGATTGGTAACTCATCGTAGCTTGAATCGATTAGTATTTGATAGATTTGAGTGTCCATTTTTTTACTCCTTAGTTGTATTGTCGGTTATTTCTTTATACCAGCTTTTTTCTACTAGAAAAATCGACGCTAGTGTTAAAGCTTTTCTGAAAAGATCAAAGTCTTTTCTAAGAGGAGAAGGAATAGCAACTCCTGTACACATAGGTATAATAATAGTTATAACCCAAAACTTAAACCGGTCAAAAAAGGAAAGATTCCATTTATCATTGGATAAATACGAATAGAAGTATCCTTCTTCTATATCCCCTTCCCACCACCAGATTAATATCTCGTTAGTTACTTGGCTAGTTTGAGATTTTTTTAATAAATCATCAATCCAGTTTTGTGACTCAAGGGATAATTCGATATACTTATTTCTAATCATGAGTTTGAGTAGTCGATCTTTGAATTGAGGATTAATGTTAATGTTCATTGCTTTACTCCTGTTTTACTTTATGTAGTCCCAGTTTTACTCTGAAGGTGGAGATTAAAGGCTGTTTTAAACTAATGCTTTACTGCAATTGTTAGAATTATCCTCAAAAATTGCCCCTCGTTGAATTAAATCCTGTTCTTGTTCAGAGGTGATCCCCGCTGCATCGATAAAGATAGCGTTTTCAACATCAGCCCCACTTAGGTCAGCCCCACTCAGAATAGCCCCTCTTAGGTCAGCCCCACTCAGATTAACCCCTCTCAGGTTAGCTCCACTCAGAATGGCCCCTCTCAGAAAAGCCTCACTCAGATTAGCTCCACTCAGAATGGTCTCACTCAGGTCAGCCTCTCTCAAGAAAGCCCCACTCAGAGTAGCCCCACTTAGAGTAGCCCCTCTCAGGTTAGCCCCACTCAGAGTAGCCCCACTTAGGTCAGCCCCACTCAGGTCAGCCTCTCTTAGGAAGGCCCCCCACAGGTCAGCCTCTTTCAGGAAAGCCCCACTCAGGTCAGTTTGAGTTAGAGTAGCCCCACTCAGATCAGCCTCTTTTAGGAAGGCTCCCCACAGGTTAGCCCCACTCAGGTAAGCCTCACTCAGGTTAGCATCACTCAAGAAAGCCCCCCACAGATTAGCCCCACTTAAATCAACTTGTTGTAAAGTTGTCTTATCAATTGTTTCTTCTCGAATTGCCTTAATTAATTCGGCTTTTTCAATAACTTTTGCATCTGTAGTGAACTCGACTTTTGCGACGACAATTTCGGGTATATCGTCTGATTTAACATTGAGAAAGGCTTGCAATTCCCCCGATTGATGTAAATCTACTAGGCGCTGTAGTCCATCTTCTGAACCTTCTAAAAATAGCCGAATACTGCCTTTAAGTTGAGGTTTAATGTTCATTGGTTTACTCCTGATTAATTACAAGAACTGATTGTTAATTTTGCATTAATCTAATTTAGACAACAAAGCTAAAATTGTATTTAATGCAGTACCTTCTGGTGTATATCTTGCTACAGATGATATGGTTAATAGCTCTTCAAGCATCTGACTAAAAAACTCTAATTGCTCTTCTTTATCAGAAAAAGGAAAAACTAAATTACCGACTGTAACTGTTAACTTATTTGACATCAGTGGAATCTGATGTTCTGTGCGTGCGTGATAGTAAATTTTTTGGCTCATTGATTTTTTTTCAACTCATTAGGGTGATTACAAAAAATCGTAAACAAAATAATTGACAACCTTGACCGCTTCTTTGATCTTTGGGATAAAATCAATGTCTAAGCTAATAAAGATAAAAGGGTTTTCTGTTTTCCTTGTATTTTCTAGTTTATGGTAGAATGAAATATCTAACAGCAAAATATCCCCTGCTTTTAATATTAGCCTTTGAGTGTTTTTTCTGCGAACTAACAGATTATCTATTCGCTCATCCATACTCCTAAAAGTGGTGTCGCAATCTGTTTTTAAAAGTTTTTCTATTTTTTTATTATTTACTGATGATGCGTAAAGTTCATAATTGGCACTTTCGACGACTAAAATAATTGAGTATTTTTTATCTTTATAAATGTCGTCGACGTGCCATTCTACTCCCAGAGTAGCCCATAAAGTATAAGAGTAATCGTACTCATTATAGAGAGGGTTTACATAATTATGTTTTGTAGGAAACTTATCAGTAAAACAAGAATCGGTTGCTATTTTGTTTAGCTTCTCTAGATTGTGATATTTACCCAGTTTATGCAAAGGTTTCATTTTTTTGTTTGATTAAGGATTACTAACTGATAACTGGTAATTGATTACCTACCAAATAAGAAAGATGCGGCGCCAAGTAAATACACCCATTCTTCTTCAAGCATTAATTCCGTTTTAGAAGGGTTGGCTATATCAAATAAACAAAAGTCAACTTCATCTATACGGCCACCATCGTAATATAACTCAATATCAGTATTTGGAAATACTGTCATAAAGCTAAATTTAAATGCGGCATTTTGGCGATTCTCACAGGTTAGTGTAGCTGAATGACTTGGATTCTCCCACGGAATCCTATCTTTAGAGTTTTGATAAGTTACTTTTAACTTCCAATCGATAACCGAGGGGAAGTCTTCTTTAAAATGAGTTTCTCTTACCCATTTAGCGATTTCATCTACTATCCATCCCTGATCCTTTTGGATAAAATAATGGATTCCTTCTGAATATCGAAACGGATATAACTTTGTTTCGTACCAGTTTATCTCAATCTTAGCAAATTGTCCTATGTCTATCATCGTCATTGCTTTACTCCTAAGTTATTTTGTTTACTGATAATTGATAGCTGATAAATTAACTGTTCCATTGACGCAATTCAGGTGATAACTCAAGCGTAGTTATAATTGGCTGCAGTTGAATAATGGGATCAAAAACTACATAGTACTGCGTTTCCGTATCCAATTGTCGCGAAGGCAATACATCTCCGTAAATATAAGCCACGTACAGTATATATTTTGAGTCGATAATTATACCAACTTTACTGCACCCACAAATACCTTCAATACGAATCTTCATTTTTACTCCTAAATAATGAGTGAACACTGATAACTAATAAATACCTGATTAGTAACTGTCACAAACTACCCGAAAACCGACATCGTCGTAGCGGATGAGGCTGAAGTTGTAGTCGCAAAACTCAGAACGGCAGTAATAAGAACAGCTGTTCCAGGAACCGCCCCGCAGACACTTATCAATACACCATTCCCAGACGTTGCCACTCATGTCATAGAGTCCCCAAGCATTAGGTAATTTTTGCCCTACATGATGGGTTATCAACCAAACATTAGGTGATTTTGCTGCGCCTACAGGATAGGTTGCCAGCCCAGAGTTGTCTTCATACCAGGCGTAATCTCCTAATTGATTAGCATCATCTCCAAAATAATAGTCAGTAGTAGTCCCTGCACGACACGCATACTCCCACTCTGATTTTGTGGGGAGGCGATAATTCTTACCAGTTACTTGACTTAGTTCTTGACAAAAGGCTACGGCATCATTATAACTAACACTTTCCACTGGGTTTTGAGGATTGCCTTGAAAATGGGAAGGATTAACTCCCATTACCGCCTGATACTGTTTCTGAGTGACTGGATATTTTCCTATTGCAAAAGTTGCGTCAGGAACTTTTACCATTTCAATCTGAATTGCGGATTTAGGGTCTAAACCCGCAAGTTTAGCTAACTCAATCATATTATCTGTATCTGCATCAGCAAGACGCAGATACAGTTCTTCAACTTCTCGAATAAAATCTGTATCATTCATTTTTGCTTCTAAATAATTGTTAGTTGACAACTAATAGCTGATAGTCAAGCGAACGCAGAGTTAAGAACTATAATCATCTATGTGATCCAAAGACGTTTGAAACCCCGACCAGTATATAGCAGTCAGAAGCTTTCCTTTTTCTTCTTTAGTCTGCAGAGTCTCTAGGTAATCTACTACTTCAGATAGGATCATGTCTTCATAAGGCTCAGGTAACTGTGCTTCCCACATCTCCTCAGCTAATAGTGTTGGTCTAATAGTTTCTGCCACTCGAAAACCGATACTGTCGTAGCGGCTGCCGCGGCGTATGTAGTCGATGCGAAGCGCGGAACGGAAGTTAAGAGGATCGGTGCCCCAGGAACCGCCCCGTATTACAACCTGCTGGCACCATTCCCAGACGTTGCCGCGCATATCATACAGTCCCCAAGCATTGGGCTTCTTCTGTCCTACAGGATGAGTTGTCTGCTGAGAATTTCCTTTATACCAAGCGTAATCTCCATAATAGTCGCTAGTTGTCCCTGCACGACAGGCATATTCCCATTCAGCTTCCGTTGGTAAGCGATATTGTTTCCCTGTTGCTTTACTTAATTTCTGGCAAAAAGTTTCAGCATCATCATAGCTGACATTTTCTACTGGATTTTGAGGATTACCTTGAAAGTAAGAGGGATTAGCTCCCATTACCGCCTGATATTGTACTTGAGTTACAGGATATTTGCCAATCCTAAAACTTTTAATTTCTTGACTCGCTGGTATCTCTACCATTGTAATTGCCATTTCTTACTCCTAAGTGCTTTATTTTTAATAACTGATAGTTAACTTCTTGGGAGGGGCTCTACTCTAATCATCTTAATCATCCAGACACGCTTGAAACCCTGACCAGTATATAGCAGTTATAAACTTCTCTTTTTCCTCTTTAGTTTGCATAGTCTCTAGATATTCTACTACTTCAGATAGGATCATATCTTTATACGGTTCAGGCAGATCTGCTTCCCACATCTCCTCAGCTAATAGTGTTGGTCTAATAGTTTGTACTACCCGAAAACCATTACAGGTGCTGTGATTGACGATGCCGTTGTTGCAGTTGTAAATTGAGATACGGCAGTCATCAGCAAAGCTGCCTCAGGAACCGCCCCGCAGACAACTACTATCTTCACACCATTCCCAGACGTTGCCACTCATGTCATAGAGTCCCCAAGCATTAGGTAATTTTTGCCCTACAGGATGGGTTGTCTTCTGAGAATTTACGCTATACCAAACGTAATCTCCTAATTGATTAGCATCATCTCCGAAATAATAGTCAGTAGTAGTTCCCGCACGACAGGCATATTCCCATTCTTCTTGTGTGGGGAGGCGATACTTATGGCCAGTCATTCCATTTAATTTTATGCAAAAAGCTTGGACATCGTTCCAACTTACACTTTCCACTGGATTTTGGAGATTGTTTTTAAACCAAGAGGGATTGGTTCCCATTACTGCTTTATATTGTTCTTGAGTCACTGGATATTTACCAATCGCAAAACTATTGATTTGATCCTGGCTTGCTGGTATTTCTACCATTTCAATTTTAATCATCATTTTTACTCCTAGTTTTGTTTTTGACGGATGATAACTGATAACTGGAAACTGGCATCTAACTAATCTCTATCCCGCTACTGTCAACAAAGTCATAAACATTCATAAAATGCTCTTTCCATTCATCGGGATCAGACATACTTACTTTGTCAATTGTCCACGTCCACTCTCCAGGCTGTAAATATAGCCCTGCTTTCCACTTATTAGGGTATGGAGGTGTTGTGCTTTTCACTGGAGTAAGGATAAATTGAAGAATGTCTTTTTCCCATTTACCTTTTTTGATATTGTAAAAGCAGGATAGCTCATCAACTAAGTCATCGCACTCTTGCTGATAGTCAGCAAAATTCTCTGGTAATTTGAATTTAGGTTGTTTTTTAGTTGTCGGTTTAGGTTCTAGTTTAGTTTCTGGTTGAGGCTCTGGTTTGGTTTCTGCTTGATTGTTCTTCAGTTGTTTATTTTCCTGTTGCAGTAGATAAACCGCGCATTCTAAATCGTGAACTCGTTGTTTTAAGTTGTCAATCCACGTTTGGTTGTATTCTTTGTTCTGTTCTAATTCCCGATTTTTCTCCCATAGAATCTTATTTTTTTGTTCTGGTTCCTCAACTAATTTGTTTAGCGTTGAGACTTTGGTATTTAATTGAAAGGTAGGTGATTGGGGTATCAAACTAATAGTCCAATCATCCAGACTGGAAGATTTAGTTATGAGTACAGGTACAGGTTCACTTAACAACATATCGACAAGTGCAACCTGTCTTTTTTTAGAAAGCGATAATTCATCATCAGTTTTTAATTTATTGTCAGATTCCTGATTTTCTGACTTGTACTTGCAATGATCTAAATAGTCCCATAGTCCATAAGGAAAAAGAAACTCTTGATCTTCTTGACCAAAACTTTCTAGCGCGTCAAAAAGTTTTTGAGTGTCATAGTCAGCAGTGTAAACACCTTGATTTTTAACCGTAATATAATTACCGTTATCAGTGACGTACAATATCCCGTGGGTTCCCTTGAAATAGTCTCGGTTAATTTGATTAATATTGTCCTTAATACGCTTGATAACTGTATCTCTTTCGTAAAAATTAATGGAAGTCATGATTCGTTGCCTCTGTTTGTTTTGCTTATATATCCCATATATCCGATTCTCCCAATAAAGTCAACCATCTGGGAAAATTATTCCCGTTTTGACTTAATTGCTTGTTACCAAATGCTGTAAAAGTAATAGCTACTTTTTATAACCTCTACGCTGAAATGGGCGTTATTGTGGCATCGTATATCTCTTTTGCCGTCGGCAACTCTAGAGACAAATCAACTAAAGCCGTCACGTTGTAGAGTGTGTCGTGGATGCCACGAGATAAACCTCCTGTAGGAACCATAACTAACTCTGAAACATAGATAGTGGTGTAATCTAGAACGTCGGGCATATTATGACTGTGTTTTGTGTGAATAGCCTTTGCTATAAAACTAGCCACGCATAGTTTTAGTTAGTGCGTGCCTGCCTAGTGCCTGCCTAATCCTGTATGTGTAAATTATAATCAACGATGTCTCTCATGAGCCCACCAATTACTCTAGTAATCCCGGATTCGGGTCAGACCAGTTTAATAATAACGGATACGCCCAGCGACCTCATCGCCGTAGGTGGAGGTAATCTATCAGAGGCTGCCAGTGCTATTGGTATACGCGACAAGATAGGTAGTCTTCAGGGAGAACAGCGCCTAAGTGCATTAGTGCTTAAAGATGTTCCTCCTGGATTTCCTGGCCCGCCTGGTCCGCCTCTATTAATTAAAGGTAATCTTAATTCTATAGGCGATCTGCCTACTAACCCCTCTATAGGACATGGTTATTTAATTCAAGGTATTCTTTACACTTGGTCGGGTATAGAGTGGGTTAATGGTGGACAACTACAGGGCCCTATTGGGCTATCCGCTTATCAAGTAGCCTTGGACAATAGTTTTATTGGCACGGAGCAAGAATGGCTCGATAGCCTAAAACAACAATGGATTGTTACAGACTGGTAAAAATATGAGTACAACTTTTAAGCCCTCTAAATTAACTGCAGTCCCATCGCTACCCTGCGAGGGTAACGCTGTATTTTTTGTTGCGCCTCAGGGCAAACCGAACTATATTGAAATATATGTAAGCAATACTTCTGGGACTGCTCTAAAGCGACTATTGACAGATGTAGATATTCAGGCATTAATCGATGCTTCAATTTCTGGATTAGCTGGCGAAATGCCGATTGTAGCTAATATAGCAGCTAGAAATGCCCTATCTCCAACTGAGAATACTCAGGTTCTGGTACTAGACGCAACTGGCGATGCCACTGTGGCAAGCGGCGCAGCCACTTATATCTATCGATTTTCTACAACTTCTTGGATTAAAATAAGTGAAGCGGAATCACTCGATCTAATTCTCCAGTGGGCTAATATTCAGGGAAGGCCTATTAGCTCTCCTAGTGCTATCGATACGGCAGTATCTAATAGCCACGTTCACAATGGGAATTTGAGCCAACTTAATAAAATAGGAGAAAATGCTGACGGACTTTTTACCTATAATAATGCCTTGCCCAAAATTGGCTGGGAGGGGCCTATCGCATGGTAGTTTTTCACCCTGAAAAGGTATTAGGAGGCCTTCCCTCTACCCTAACGCCTAATGCCATCTACTTTGTCAGGGTAGGAGCTGGGATCATGGTCTATGTCGCTGATGCTACGGGAAGCGCGGCTTATTCTATAAATCAGGAGAGTGGGGGCGGCGGGGGCTCTGAAATTACCTCTCTGGCTACTTACGAGTACCTCCTAGCTATAGGATTAGGATAATAAATGGCACTAAATAACGCTACTTTTTCAGGACTGACGACATCCTTTCAGGATGTGTACGTCCCTCCTAGCGGCGTATCAGTCGTATCTGTCTTCTCAATTCTTTGTTGTAATAGGGCGTCGACGGCAACCGACTTAAACCTGGTTCTAACTAATAGCGAAAACGTGACTTTGTGTTTCATTAGCTTTACGATACCAATTCCAGTTGGGTCCAGTTTTGTTCCTATTTCTAGTCCTATTATCATTAAGCCGAATCAGAAATTAAGGGCTTCAGCTTCTGCCCCTAACGTAATGGATATGTTAATAAGTTGTTCGGAGTTTTTGACATGACGCGTGAGGGCGGCTTTATCGGAACCCAACCTAATTGGGATGCAGCCAATAGATCAGGGAATTGGAATGTCCTTGACGTTTATAATCGACAAAGGCGAAATCTTTGGATTCAATCCAGTGATCCTTTT